AGAATAAAGATTGCCCCATATTGTTAGGAGTAAATGCCAGATCGGCCTCGATCCCTCCATTCAGAAAAATCGGGAATGAACCTGCTGACGTTGTACGAATGCCGACGCCATGAGGTGTGCTTTCCTGAGTTGCGATAACCGCTCTGTCCTGTGGCATAGCCGGAAGCGCCCCACCTGGCAGCTGATAGATGAATGCAAACGTATTGATGTTTGCGTCCATAACCACTGCGGTATCACCAGCCATACCAGATGCACCGGAGAAATTAAGCCCCTGCAAAACAGAACCATTCAGCTTTGTGGATGGTTCGAGGGTATCCAGTGACTTGAACAGTCCACCATCTAATCGGTTAGAGATAGCTGCTACTTTTGCACCAGACCCCATTTTTAGAAACTCTGTCTTCACTGGCGTCCATACTGATGGGGCTAGTTCTGAGATCGCTTTCTCTGCCGCTGTTTGTGAGTACACGGGGAGTAAGGGGTTATTCAGTCCAGTTAGTGTGTAAATTAGTCTCATTTTTTATCCTCAGAAAACGTTAATTCTAAAAGCAGGGAGCCAGTCGTAGAGGGTTACAGATGTATCGTATACCCACGCGATTCCGGCAGAAGATCTTACACACCCTCGTGCGCCCAAGGTCTTACCAGACGGTTTCACCGTAGCCCCGCTCTGCAGCGGATTTTCAACGGTTGCGTAGGAAACCCGGCCAAAACGGCCAGAGGGGGCGGCCGCCAGGTTAATCAGCACCGCCTTACCGTCAGGGCTGATCGCGACGCTCGATATAGCAGGTGGAGCACCAGACTCATCCGTGTAGCTAAAGCCGTAATTGGCCAGACCGTCGGTGTTAATCGTAGTCGTGTCTATCGTCAGGTTGGTATACGATGGAATATTAATTTGTATCTGCGTTGGTGAGTTCCACACGAAACCGGTCGGAACCATTCCATACCAGCCGCTGGTAAACCACTCCTGGATAACGGCTCTCGCTACAGCAGCACCGCGCCGGTTCTGTCCTGCGCATGTCAGGTGAAGGCCGTCTGAAATAAAATCGTACTGGTACAAACAATTGACCAGCCTGAATTGCTCTTTTCCGTGCAATCGCGTCGACGCCAGCCGCGCATATTGGCCTGTAAATGCACCATGCCCGTCATTGACACACCCCAGCTGGGTAATGGCGATAATCGGCGGTTCACTCTGACCTGTTCTGCCCATGATGTCGCTGATAACTTGACGCTGGTATTGATGAAGTCGCGCCTCATACATCCCCTCGCGTAGTCCAGACCAGTCCTCGTCCGATTCGCCCTGCATCCAGTCAACACACAGAACTATCGGTAGCCAGCCGCGTGCTTTACAAGCTGTTACGCAGTCCTCGATTGAGTCCAGCATGTATTGGTACACGGCATTACCGCGTTTCTGATATTCATACGCCTGTCCAGACTGAGCACAGACGATTGATAGCGTGCGCGGCATGACGCCGGTAGCTGCAGCCATATCGCGAATGAAGGTGTTCGCGAGGCCGCTTGCGGCCGTTTCTTTATCTGTTCCGCTTACAGCCTCAACCAGCGGCACCAGAGTAGTGCTGCGTGTCCCTGTGCGCCTAACCCCTCCGCTGAGCATGAAAGCGTTATCAGGATATATCGGCGTTGCTGCGACAATGGTTTGATCGGCGTCAGGACAATATCCTCGAGCGTTGGATTGCCCAGCAGTCACAAAGATAAAACATACAGGCACTGTCTCTGAGTACGGATATACCGTAGACCCTGACAAATGAAGTCCATACTCAGGGAGCTGGTTGGCATCATCGTCACCACCACCACCGCCATTTCCGTTATTAACAGCTACCAGGCCACCGTCTGAGTAAATCCAGTGCTTCCCACCAACCGTATAAGCTTCAACGATCTGGTTTGTGGTTGAATCAACCGTCATCCGCCACACTTTTTCACCGCCAATAAACTGCGGTATAGAACCCTCCCGGCCCAGCGCATAGAGTTCGGATTCTTGTTGGGTTAAAAGTTCGTAATATTTTCCGTCAGGACCGATTTGAATTAATCTGCCGCTTGTATTTAAAAATGGAGCCACGCGGGCAGTCTCCGGATCATATGCTGCCAGGGTCACGCTGTCTGGCGATACCTGGTATGCGTAGTCGTCACGAACCATCCGCCGTCCGGTTGGCTGCAGCGTTCCAGCGAGGTTGATATACTCATCGGCCAGAGAGCTTCCGTCCTGACTGCGGACATAAGTTGTTGAACCTGCCGGAATATTCGCGATATCCGCTTGCGCCGCTTCCAGCGTCATATATTGCTTACTGAGAGGGATCAGGTTCTGCCTGATCTCATCGTTTTTCGCCATCATCTGACGCCACGTATCCAGCGGTTCACCTGCTCGGTCGTTAACCGTTCCGGCAGGGCCGTTAACCAGCTCGTCAGCGCGCTTGACGTTATCCAGGAATATTTCAGGCGTCGTTGTTCCCAAAGGCGGGTTAAGTTCGGCCATGTTTTTTGCTCCAAAAAGAGGCTTCGCCCAAACGAGGGTTTGAGCGAAAAGATTAATTAGGGGAATTTGTGGTTTTAGGCGACGTCGCCGGGGTATGTGGCGTCGTCGTACTGGTAGAAAATTTCTTTATATTCAGGTGCAGTAATCTGACAGTTGCTGTCACCTGATGGGGCAACCTCCTGGACTATCCCATGCCGCGCACCCTTTTCACTGTCGCAGAACAATAACTTCGGCAGATCAATATCTGGGTCGTCCATAATCCAGTCGTCGGGATGCAGGTCGTCGTTGTACGGTACCGTCAGCGTGAAATCATCTACCCGTTGCGGCGTGAGCATTCGCGATGATGGGCGACCGTCCTGAAACTGTATCCAGCAGCGAGGATTCGCGTAGCTCCAGTCCAGTGGCTCCGTGACGTGCAGCGTGATTTCCTGGAAGTCGTAAATCATCGCGTCAATCAGGCAACTTTGGGTTTTCCCGGTTGGAATGTCGTCGGACAAAATGATGTGATCACCGAAGTCATGACACCATCCCAGCATTGAAGTCGTAGCCGTATACGTTCGGCGTTGGTGGAGATATTTCATTAACCGACGCATCCCGATACGCCAGGCGCGATCTGCAGTCATGGCAACATCAATGGTATATGCCTCCGTTTTGCGCGGAAAAGGATTTTCCGGCGTACGGCACTGTACGGTTTCCTCCGCCCAGGTCACAGGGTTGATATATTTCACATCCACGCCATCAAAATCATCCTCAGACGGGACCCTGAATGACGTCTGCATTTCCTCCACGGTATCCTGAGGAGTAATGATCCCTGTCCAGCTTTTGACGCCCTCTCTCCCGACAGAAAGCAACCCGTCAGACAGCAGAAAATACCCCATGCCAGCCTCGGCTATTTTGTCGAAAATATCCTTTGCTGACGTGCTGTCACTGCTTGCCTGGTGATCAAAATATTCTCCCCTTGGCGTCCAGTAGGTAGCCTCCAGCGTATTGAGCGCCGCAATGTCGATCTGGTCGTCGCGATATCCAAGACTGCGGGCAAGATGCAGGAACGCACCGCTGATTGTCCTGTCACCACCGCCATCATAATTTCGTGTGGCGACAACACTCACACGCTTGTCTGACTGGGCCGCCAGCTGGCCGCCGGTTTCAACCGTGATCCCTATTGTTGATATCCCTGCGTAGGAGGTCGGACGGGAAAGCAAACGACCTCTGAGCGCCTGCCAGAACATGCTGTCTCTCGCGTTGTTGCTCCCCTGCTCGTTACGGCGGCGGCATCGAACCTCCACCAGCCCAGGAGAGGACAGATCAAAACGCTCTGTAAAACCGAGGCCATTAATGTTTTTAAGCGCGTAAACCCCTGGCTTACTCGTCCACCCTGATCCGGAACCATAAACGCGATACTGGATTTCATACTCGACATGGCGGACCCGCTTATTCCCGTTGTTCTGGAACCCGCAAATTCCGTTTGGGAAAGCAAAGTTGACCTCGAAGGCATCCACAACTTCATTTTGCGGGCAGGCCAGAAAGGGGCCGAGCCAGGTTTCATTATCGTTAATACCAGACGCGGCAAAATCCACGACGGTACGGGTCATAAAGCCTGACCAGGTGCTGTCAACGACACCGTTAACCACACGCTGTACGGTCGCAGAGGGACCATCAGTAGACGCTATCTGGTATTCGTTGCCACGGTGCGCCAGGGAAATCCGCTGAGTGCCTTCCGGCAATCCGGAAAAGGCAGTGCCAGAATCGTATGCCAGCGTCACGCTGGCTGTTACCGCAGGGCTTCCGCCGCTGGATGCTGTACCAGCTGTAAATACCGGGCTGTCGCCAAATACTGACGCAGGCAGGAATGATGACGTAATGGAACCGCCACGCCAGGGGCTGGAGATCTCCACGATACGTATCACGCCGCCATCATCCTGAGCAATGAGCCCAGAACCATTCAACCCGCCGTTAATCGCTGCGAGCAAGCCAGACATTGTGCCGTAGTTGGCGACCAGAGATATGGTATAGGTGATACCCTGCCAGGTCAGAGCAAAGGTCTGGCTGGTTGTCGTAAAGTCATACGTTGACGGCGAGGCACTGGCGCGTAATACCGCAGTCGCTCCCCCTGTTCCCGGAACGGCGTCCTGGTGAGGGGTATACGTGGCGATCTGCAGGTCATAGTCAGTACCGTTAAACGTTAGGGTGACAGGCATTCCGCTGAATGGCGCAATCTCTGACACGACGTCGCCTGTCAGCACGTTAAAACCGCCCTCGATGGATACCTGATAATTCACTGGCGCTTTCAGGGTGACAATTGCACCGGCGATCCAGCCAGGAGGAAGTTTGTTCTCATCCTCGTCTTCATCATTATCATCATCGACATCGAGGCCAGAAAACGAGACAGAGGCACCGCTGACGGTCATGGCATCAGCAACGATATCACTGGCTTCAGGGGCAGTCTGAGCCATATCGAGGCCGCTGCCGCTCGACGTTCCCCCAACTTCCGTTGAGTTGAACCATATCTCACTGCGACGATCCCCGGCCACATTATCGCCAGGTCCATAGCTGGTATATGAAAAGCCCTCGCCTAAGGTCAGGGCCGGAGTTTCTCCTACCCGAAAATCCCCACCGGTATAGGAGAAACGCCCATATCCAAGGCAGACAAACATTTCGACCGTCATTCTGGTTGGATCAGCGGGGTCGAATCGCGTTACCGGCTGTACCAGGTAATCCGGGTAGATCCGGTTTCGCCCGAAAGCCTCCCTAACGGGATCGCCAAGCTTCGCTGTGTTGGCTTTTGCCGGATTCAGATCCAGCGATGAAGCATTACTGGATGAAAAGCCGCCCAGCTCTGGTTTAGGGGCAAAGAATAATGCATAGGCCGTAGACGCAATGGATACGGCCACCGAAACCCACGCGGCAATTTCAAGACCCGTGCCATACGGAATGGGATATATCCGCACGTCGCTGTCTGGCCGCAACAAACATAACGGCCATTCCGCCGGGGGGACTGCCTGGCCGTTCAGCTCGATCACGACAGGATGAGTTTTATCCTGTGAATAGCTTGGGACATTTCTGCTCATCCACTCATGCAGCGTCAGCACACCATGCTCGTGCGTTTCAAGGGGTTCACCCGGAAGCCGGGACGGGTAAAACTTTATCGTCATTGCCAGAACTCCACGCGGTTAAAGCGACGGATAAATCGCGACAGTGGCAGAAACGTAACCCCCGAGCCTGGATTGCATTCCGCGACCTGCAGCTGGTTATCGAGCATTACAACGATCCCGACATGGGAAACTGTTGAGCCCGAATAGCAAGCCACTCCGGCACCTTCACAGGGTTCACAACGTTTCAGCGAAAGCATCAGCTTTCTCGCTTCCCGGTCGAGGCCCCCGCCGTCTTTGGTTACACCTGCAAAATCCGGCCATTCAGGTAGCCCCAGGTCGCGACGTATCTCATTTACAATGCCGAAGCAGTCGAGCTGCGGATATACGCGCCCGCCCTTCAGCCAGGTGACTGAACGGTATTTATCAGGGTTAAACATATTTGCCTCAGATTAGTAACGTAAGCCCGGATGCTCGGCGAGGTTGTAACGTTTACGGGGCCAGGCTGTTTTGAGGACATTCATATAGCCTGCCGTGACCTGAACTGCTGTCGGGGTCCAGGAGCCGGATTTGATATCGAGCGTATACGGTGATGATGCCGGAGCAGACAGATCGGATGAAATGTACCGCCGGAATGTCAGCGTGGCTGATTTCATTTCATCCAGAATTTTATCGATCGCCTCTGAAACCCGTCCGTCAATATTGCTGATAGCAAACTTTAAATCCTGTGTCCCGTCGGCGTTCCTGGCTGGTAAGGCGATATCTATCGCGCTGGCATCAAACGTCACCGGCTGACCATTTTCCAGCGTCACTGAAACGTCATCCCAGCCACTGGTCAGCCAGTAGTTATCATCGCCTGCGGATATCTGCAGCGTATCGTGAATAACCTCCGATCCGCTGCTGGCATATAGTCGCTCAAGAATTGTCATGCTTCGGCCACTCTCTGTTTAACGCAATATCCAGTAACGACTGGCCCGCCAGCCATTCCGGGTAATTTCCCCAGCCTGAAGGCGGTAACGGGCGCTCCCATAATTCCAGCGTTGCGCTGTACTGCCAGTATTTTGGCGCGACCAGCGTCGGTCCCTCGTAAATATCCACGAACCTGGCTTTATAGGGCTTTACCCCTATTGGGGTTTGGAGTTTCAGATAGAACCAGGACTGGCCATCTTTAAGCGCATCCCTGAAAAACGCCTCAAATACCTGCGCCAGAGCATCAGTTTTAAAAATCCATTTAACAGTGGCCTGGGTCGGTGTCGAGGTGTAAAGGCGTCGCTGGCGCGCGCGCCCGGACGTCATTTCCGTGCGTTTAAGCGGCGATATTGGTTTAAACCCGTACCCGTCCATGAGAGGCATGGGCAGGTAATCGTCCGGGTAGATAATATCTGCCATGAATATTCCCTCCGGGCAGGTAATCAGGTGGGCTTTTTAGCTTGCAGATTCGAGTAAATCGCGCGTCCGAACTTCTTCTGCGGGCTATTCACTTCGGCAGTAAGCGTGTTAATGATCCGCTGTTCAAGTGCGTCATTTCGCCGTTCAACGGCCAGCATGGTTACGTCGTCAGGCTTCCCGGTAAAAGTGCTCCGGGCGTCAACGCTGACGGCGATCCGCGGCTGAGCCTCGATCTGCCTGGCCGCATTCTGAACCGCCGGCGATTCACGACCTACTGCGCGAACACCCAGCGAACCATCAGCACCACGGGTTAGCGGCATGATGGCTTCAGGTCCTGCCTCACCGAATACGCCAGCCCCTTTTGCAAACGCAAAATATTGAGGTGTGCTGTATACGCCGCCGCTATATGCGGAGAGGGACGGAGAATCATAAACACCGCCCAGGGCGTTAAACGAGAAATTCGCGCCCGCGCTCTGGATAGCTGTTCCACTGCTTGCCGAACCACCAGCACTACCAACGCTTCCCAAAATGCTGCTAAACAACCCACCGTAACCACCACCAACCATCGACAGGATCGCTTTTGTGATCAGCGCTTGCGTGGCTACCTGAATCAGCGTCTTAATAATGGTTTCACCCATAGACGTGAAAACATTGGAGATGCCTTCCTTGAATGACACAGCCCCCGTAAGAACGTCGGTCATATTGTTGGAAATAGAGTTAGTGGCGTTATTGAGAATTTCGCTGGTCGCTGATGCGGCCATTGAACTGAGATCAGCAGCCTGATCGGCATAGTTCATCAGTGAATCGCTGATCCCCGCCCGCCAGTCTGACTGTTGTTCATCGGTTTTCTTGTAGTAGTCCTCCTGTATTGTCAGCCGTTCATCAAGCGCTGTTTTCAGGGCTTCCATTTGCTGCTTATAGAGGTCTTCAGATATTTCACCACGGCTGAAGTCACGCTGCAGATCACGCTGCTGTTTAAGAAAATCAGTGCGAATATCTGCCATTTCCTTCATACGATCGCGGGCTTTATCACCGGCCCCTGCACCGAGGAAATCAATATTCCCTCTGTCCCGAGCAGCTGCGTTACTGTCAGCCAGTCCATCCCGGTAAGTTTTTAACTGTTTTGCAATATTTTGTTGGTCAATTAGCGCAGCATTATGAAGAAGCGTTTCTTTTTTGGCTTTATCCAGCGACGTCAGTTCACCTTGCGTCACCTGATATTTCACCCTCGCCAGTTCAGTATTTTGCCCTTCAAGAGCTATTTGCTCTTTTTGCTGCTTGATTAACCTCTTATAAACATCCTCTGTTTTTTCCGCTTCAGACTTAGGGCCCTTTGGTTTTGGTTTATTTGCCTGATTATTTCTCCACTCGACTAACCCGTTATTAATTAGCTCTTGCCTGCCGGTCTGGAATTGAGGTTCATCCTTCAATCCCAGATCGTCAGCCGCATACGCTAAACGGGCTCTCTCCCTTGCTTCTCCTTTAAGCTTTGATAGCTCAAGGTCCTGACGGCTTTTTTCCAGAGCATTGGCTTGCTGTGATGTTAAATCAGCCTGAGGCATTCGCATTGGAACATTAACCAAGCCCTGCCGTTCCATTAAAAGCTGGTTTCCTAATCCAAGTAAACGGTTAACTTCGGAATACTTACCAGTCATCAATATTAGACTCTGGTATTCTTCATTTTGCCGCCATGCTCTTTCTTTTATAAGATCATTTCTTCTTCTTTCATTCTCCTCAAGTGCCTTTAATATATCACTGGATTTTTCTCGCATCTGACGAAGCTTGTCTTCTTCTACGACAACCTGCTCGGTCAAAATTGCAATAGCCTTTGTAATATTTAAATCATTTTCTTGAGTTATACCTGGTTTGCTTCTACTTTCATTTAAATCATTTATTTGTCCGTTAAGTTTTTTTACACTTTGTTCTTGCTCTTCGATTAGGCGTTTTTGCTCCTGCATCGCCTCAACCGTTAATCTTCGATTACTATCGACCTCAGGTAGGGTCATTGAGGAGGTTTTTTCTCTGATCTGATCTATTTGGCTGGCATATTCCTGAGCTGATTTTCTTGCTTGTTCCTGGCTTTGGTACATAGCGTACCATGCGCCCGCACCCAGCATAACTAACCCGGGTATACCACCGACCAGCCCAAGAGCCCCACTCATCAACCGGGTGCCGACAGAGGTAACGCTGTTAAGATTATTTTGAGCAGAAACCCTACCTGAAATATTACGACTAAGCGCCGCTTGCGCTGCAGCAAGTTTTCTTTCTGCAATAGCCTGTGCATCGGCATTTTTTGCAGCTACAAGCCCGGCCTGAGCCCGCTCCAGAGCTGTTCGTGCTCGTACTTTTTCTGTAGCTGTCCCGGTGGCGAGGGCAGTAGTCAATCGACCTTGTGCAGCAGTAACCTTTGCTTCTGCGGCTGCAACCCTCTCCTGTTGCGCAGCCTGAACATCTGCACTTTTAGCATTCTGAAGGGCTTGTTGGGCGCGGTAAACGGCGGCGCGGGAAGCGGCAACAGAAGATTGCGCGGCTTTTTCCTGAGCGACGGCAAGAGCTACCTCAGATTTTGCCGCCGAAATAAGTGCGCCAGTAGCACTGCTTGCACTGGTAACAATTCCGCCAAGATACCGGGCCAATCCGATCCCAACCAGGCCACCAGCAGCAGTGGTAATTAGTGACATATTATCTGCTACGTCACTGAGGGCCCCGCTGACAGCAGAAGATGTAAGAGAATCCAGTGTACCTGCCAGCCCATCAAGACCGCCAGAAAGTGCGTCTGTTGCACCAGTCGCCTGGTTTACCCCACCGACCCATGCCATAAACGAGTTAGTGACTTTTTGCATTGAGCCGGACACTGTCGGCGGTAACGAGGCAAACTCCCCCTGTAACACACCTAACTGGCTGATTAATGCTGGTACGACTTTATCAATTGTGAGTTGCCCCTGGTCAGCCATCGCTTTAAGATCTTTTCGGGCAACCCCCATACCAGCAGCCAGGGCGCGGATGACACGATCCCCAGCTTCGTTAACCGCGTTAAACTCTTCGCCACGCAAAACACCCTGAGCAAGCGCCTGGCTAAACTGGGTAATAACAGAACCGGCTTCTTCTGTACTTGCACCAGATAGTTTTAGACCTGTTGATACCGCTTCGGTGATTTTGAGTACTTCATCTGAGCTGTAGCCAAATTCACGCATTGATGCTGCCGCGCGTGAAAATAAATTAGCGTTATCAGTAAAAGCAGTGCCCGTACTCTGACTAATCGCCATTAATCGGGTCTGAGATAAAGTAAAATCATTCGTAGAAACTGAGGCTTGTTTAAGCCGTGCATTCACTGAGTTCCATTGATCAGCAATCTGAACCAGTTTTCCTGTAGCAAATGCCGCAGCCGCAGCCGTAGCTGCTCGACCAGCAGAAGCAAATCCATCGGTTAACTCGGAAAGAGCTTTTTGACTTTCTTTTGCAGCCGCAGCAGCCTGGCGTCCACCATTTTGCATGGTTTTATAATAGTCTTGTCCCATGCGTGAAGCGCGGGCGATCTCAGTCTGAAATGATTGAGAATTTGCTGAAACCTTAATGATAAGTTCACGCAGGGTTGCCATTTACTACCTCTTTAAAATAAAAAACCTGCCGAAGCAGGTTATTTTTTTATAATCAATCAATCTAGTTTGCATTCTGGTCAATGAAATCCCTCAGAATTTTAGATTGATTGCATAACTCTTTATCTGTTGACATTCCTGAATCTTTAGATTTTTGACAGTAATAAAAGTAATCATCATTCTCTTTGGCGTATGATATAACTTTATAAAAAGCTTTCACGCACAGCGATGGATCTGAGTGCTGAGAACAAATGGTATTTGTTAGCTTTTGCAGTTCTTGTGGTTCAAGAATTTGCGTTGCACTAGCTGCTGATGTGATAAAAATAAAACCTAATAATAATTTTTTCACAAAATTCCCCTTTTCATTGGCAATAGGGAATCCTAAACCGTCACGAAAACGTTGTCACTTAGAAGCGGCGAACAAAGCGGCCTCTAATCCGGCAAAGGGATCGCCGCGGTCGTTTACCTCATCCTCTTCTGTGCTCCACTGAAGCTGAGCATCTTCAATGGTGACTTTACCGCCCTGCGCTCCGTAAACCGCAGATACCAGCTGAGCATTGAGAATATCGCCGCGAATATCGCCGATTGGGCTGATACGGTCGTATTCAGCCCACATCCTGAATTCGCCAACCGTCATGGTTTGTCGCAGTTCGCCCAGCGTGCGGCCCATCCGGAGCGCCAGCGCCATCAGGAACTGCATGCCAGGCATTTTTACTTTGCTTTAGCATCATCCGCGTCACGAATGAGATCAAGTGCCTGCTTCAACAGCCGGGAATGCACAGGGCCATAGATCGCTTCAACCTGTTCGGTGTCATCGACAGTAAAGACGGGCTGCAGGTCGGTATCCAGCAAAATATCGATGAAAAGCGTGACGTCGGCCCGCATCGTGCGGAAGGCCCGTTCTGAAGGGGTCAGTTCTGGTGCCTCCTGGGGCTCCTGCCCTTCCGGTGGTTTGGGTGGTTCCGGGCTGGCAATGCCCTGCCAGCGAATCCAGGCTTCCGCTGATGGCTCACGAATGATGACTTTGGCGTTATCCCACTCCGGAACGGAGACTTCTTTTTTACGAAAGCCCGCCATCGGGGCCAGTGCCAGTGCTTTAAGACTAAGTTTTGACATTAAGTTTATCGCCGGTTTCCCGGCGCTCCATTAACTGATGGTGACGGTGTGATCAGCAGAGGTGATAACGGTGCCATCGGCATCGGTAACCACGCAGGAATAAACCCCGGCATCACCGGATACAGCGCTGGCTTTCGTAAACGTTGCGCTGGTCTGGCCGCTGACCGTCGAGGTTCCCTTTTTCCAGACGTAGGTATAAGGTGCCGTGCCGCCCTGGACGACCACGCCCATAGTCAGGGCGCTTCCTGCCGCGACCGTTTGGGACGCCGGAAGGTCAGTAGCAAAAGACAGGACTCCTGGGGCATTAATATTGGTGGGTTTACCTTTCAGACGTAGCGAGAACGTTGCAGCAACAACACCGTTGGTTTGAGAATCCCAGGTGTGCTGACGTACCTCAGCGCGCATCAGGAATCCATTACCAGACGGGAAAATAACCTTAAATCCATAAACCCCGTCGTTATCATATGCTGCACGAAGTGCATCCTGCGCCGGGTTGCGGTAGAAGTTACCGGAAAGTGACATTTCAGACGGAGCAGGAAGGCCGTTGATATTTTCCGTTTCATCCGAACACAGCACTGTTACGTCAATATCGTTTTTCTGACCAGCGGTAAAGCTGGCCTGTTTGATAGTGCAACTCAGGTTTAACCACGTTGCGGTATCCAGCTCTGCCGCGGTGACCGGCACAGAGGTAATCATTACTACCGTTTTTTGGGCACGTTCAAATAGTGCTGACATCGCAGCCTCCATAAATGAAAAAACCGCCAGCGGCGGTCGGATTGGATTGGTTTTTGTCAGGCAATAACCGTTATTTCGAGGGTTGCCCGATGAAGATGGGTTGTCGTGTCGTAGCCAGGAATTTTTGTCACCTCGACAGGTGAAAGCACCTGCAGGCGAGCCAGGGCATCCAGGCGTAACGCTCTGGCTTCGTCATTCGTTTCAGCCCATACATCAACCTGGATGCGCAGCGTCGACTCTGCCTGGCCGCAGAAAACATCCCCGGCAACATCAGTCGGTATCGAGAAAATGATGTAAGGCGCGGGAACATCGGGAAGGCCGTCGCTGCCCAGCGATACCACATACGGATAAACCCGCCCGTCTGCCAGCGGCGACAGCAGGTCATAGAGATCATCTTCTGTCATTTAGCCAGCACCTCATCAATAGCCTGATTCATCCGCTGCATCGCCACCTGCGCAGCCTCTTCCATGCGGGTATCAAAGGCAGTACGAACAAACGGATGTGCTGGCGCCGTAGATGTTCCCAGCTCCACGAAGCGCCAGTAGAAAGCATTCCGAGTGTTGCTTGCCTTCATGGTGGTGTCGCTGTTCCCCGTTTGCGGATTAACACCGCGAATATGCACCCCTGAAGCGATTTCACCGCGACGGCGGCTTTTCTGAGTGACGACAACAACGTTTTTCTTCAGCTTGCCGGTTTGCTCGGGAGCACGATCAATCACCTCCTGCCGGAGAACCTCAGCCCCGGCACGAGTGGAATCACGAAGGACTTTATTGTTTTCGGCTTTGCTGAGGGTTTGCAGATCTCGGGCGATATCCTGCAGCCCGGAAAAATCCAGATTCACATCAATCATTTTTCGGCCCCCTGTTTGCACAGAATTTCCAGCCGGGTGCCTTTGATATCCGGAACCGGAGGCCCGGTAACGTTAAGAACGGCGCCTTTAAACGGGCCGGTACGTACTTTCAGGCGGGAAGACGCTGAGATATCTGTACGAAAACGCACCCAGACGCGAATGGTGGCATCGGCACGCTCAGCGCCAGCGGCTAAAAGTTCACGGCCGCTTATACCCTTAACCTCGGCCCAGATGGTTTTCCCATCTTCCCATTTCTCAACCGGCTGACCTGAAGGCGTTCTGGAGGTGGTGAAATTTTGGATGGTGATCCGGTGCCGTAATCGTCCTGCCTGCATAAATTCTCCTACAGCGGAATATAGCGGTACGGCTCTATCAGAGAGGTAAAGCCGAAGGGAATGCTGGACTTGGCCACATCTGTAGCTTCTTCCCTGTTTTCATACCAGTGCCCAACCAGCAGCATCAATGCCAGTAAAATATCGTCAGCAATCACCAGCCCATCAGGATCAGTTTCCGGCACTTTATCTTCATAAAGATGGCGGTTGATGAAGTTCTCCGCCTTTCGGCGCGCGGCACCATAATAGAGCGTAAGCTCCTCATCTTCCGTGGTGTCGTCAATATCGATCCGACACTGCGCCCGCAACATCTCAATCGTTGTGCTCATGTATTTCCCCTGGCCCGCAGCGAACTGCGGGCATAAAAAAACCGCCGGAGCGGTGGAGGTTGAAGCTGATTATTGCCTTAGCCGCCAGATGCCGGTTTACCCACCAGCGCCTTAATCGCGCCGGTATCTTCCAGTACGCAGTCGAAGCGGTGGAAGGCCAGGAAGCCAGTTTGATCGTACTCTGCGTAACGCTCAACCAGCCGTTTCAGCGTCATGTAAGTGACGCGACGAACGATAAAGCGGTTAAAATCGCCGAAATAGGCAAATTTGGCACCAGCCGCGATATCAGGAATAGCCTGGTCAACGACATACGGCACCTGCAGAACAGTAGCAGGTGCGCCACCGATAATGTTCGGTAACCAGAGCGGGCGGCCCTGTCCGTCCTCCATTTCCTCCACCAGCTGCAACGTTGCATCGTTAAAGGCCCAGCGCACCTTTGGACCGTTACGATATGCCGGGTCGACAGAGTGCTTCAGTGCGTTCAGCTCTTTCCAGGTAAAAGTGGTCGCTGCTGCGGTATTTTTGGTGCCAGTTACCGACGCAGCCAGCCCTTTAGGCTGCAGCGGGGTGCCGGTGCCGGTCCCCAAAACCAGATACTTCGCTTCACCACGTCCGATGCGAGTGGCGATACGCGCGGCCAGGAACGCCTCGATATCTACGCCGCTGTCCTGGAGCAGTTCATTGGATACGCGAATGATTTTAGAGGACAGTTTTTTAGCCCCCAGCGTTGCACCGCCGAAAGACACGTCTTCTTCACTGGTTTCAGTGTTTTCGCCAAGCAGTTCACCTTCTTCAGTGGTACCGTCAGAGGTTGCCCAGTCAATATCCTGGCCGTTGGCGGTATTCAGAATTTGCGCCACACTGGCAATTCCACCGTAATCTTTCAGTGCTTCGACGATCTTATTGCGGAACTGGGTTGGTACGGTGTAACCCCCTTTTTCATCCGGCGTCGTGCCCTGAGCACGCAGCTCCTTTAAAGCCTGGCGTTCTTCAGCGCTCATCTCGCCAAGACCACGGCGCAAAAACGCATTAAACGCCGCAGCACGACGTTCGTTAGCCTGTGCTTCCGGGTTTGCTGGATCACGATTCTGCTGCTGGCGCTGTTCCGGCTCGTTTTCGTGGATATAGTCCTGATCCTGGCGGCGCAGTTCCTCTTCACGTGCAATACGCTCATCAAGGGCGTCAAGCTCCGATTTTGCAGCGTTCCACTGAGTACGCTGTTCATCGGTCCAGGGGGTATCACCAATTTTGTCATGCAGGGCACGCATATCTTTGGCGATGGTGTTACGTTTTTGCTTCATTTCATGCAGTTTCATGATTTTTCCTTACGCGTTAAGAAGGGTCAGCAGGCGCTCACGCGCCATTCGTTGATTAATGGCGTTCTTTAGCGCACCGCTGTCGCGCGCCTCCTGCCAGGCTTTCATCGATCGGACGCCGGAGTCGGCCTCCTGATATGCGGGATAAGTCACCGGACTGACATCAAACAGCCGGGAAAACTTCGATATTTCACGAATAACGATCCCTTCATCGTCCTGGTACCAGTTTTCACCGTCATGGGATACCCGGAAGGCAAAAGATGACTGGTTAATGTCACCGCGCATCATCGGCGCCAGCACCAGATCGCGGATAGTTTGCGTATCCGGCGCTGTAATGTCGTAACGCAGGCCGCGCTCATCGACAGACAGGGATAGCGTCCCGGAAGCACTCCGTCCGAGAATAAAGTTGGGGTCATGGTTAAACAGCCCGCGAACATCATCATTCAGCACATCGTCAAATGCTCCGGGCTTGATGATTTCACGGAATCCCCACAGGGGTTCAGAACGGCTGTTGAACACCGAGCCATAGCCCAGAATGCGGGTAGGTTCATCGGTGCGTTGCTCGGCTCTGACCTCCCCGCTGTAACAGCGCGTTTCACGGTCATTCATTGGGCTTTTCCTCGTCGGTTTTAGGTGCCTTAAAATCGTCTGCGGGGTTCGCGGCGTTAACGCTCACCAGCATTTCATCCAGGCCATCTACCGGATTCATGTCTTCGAAGGCTCGCGCTTCATTGCGGCTCATCCAGCCATCAGTGATCGCAAAGTGGTAGAACTGAGCACGTTCCTGCGGGGTCCCGCGTAGCAGGCCTGTCAGGTTAAACCTGACGTAATATCCGGCGGCCAGTTCAGCACGGGTGAACAGGCGGCGATTGAGTTCCTGTTCCCAGTTCGTTACGGCTTTGTTGAATAAATCAGATTTCGGGTAAGTCTCCCCCGTAGCGGGTTGTGTTTTCAGGCAATACGCACGCTTTCAGGCATACCTGCTTTCGTCATTTTGTTCAGCGCTCGTACCAGGGCCATA